AAATGAGCAACACTGGGATCCACAGCACACATCACATCATCACCAAACACAGCAGCATATACAAACCTGTCATATGCTGAAGCACGTACCAGACTATCAATCAAATCAGATTGCTTCTGGCTTCTTGGTACACCAGTAACTGAACTAACAGTAGGTACCAACTCGCGAGTTCGAGCCATCATCGACATTCCAAGCTCCAGATCATTAGTATCAGAATTGATAATAGTAGTGAATATATTTCCACTAGGATTACCATGATTCTTTTGGTGGATGCAATCGTATGCTATCTGGTATGTATGAACAACCTCATAAGCTATCCACTCCCGAATCAAAGAACACTGTTCATTCGAAAGGGGGAGTGAACCATATTTAAGAGATTGGTCATACGGATGATTTAAATCAAGCCAAATTTGCACACCATCGCGCCGCATCCCAAGATGCCGCTGGTACCAAAGATCTGCAGTTTTGAAGACCTCATAGATAAGCTCAGCATCGCGATTCCCATCACATTCACTATGATCTCCATCAAATCCAAACGGTGACACTTCACTCATAAAATTGTACAACTCAGTCCAATCTGGACCTTCAACATCAATCCCAATTTGTGAATGAATTTTACCATGTGCATTCATGTAAGCTGCCACATAGTCTCCATAAAACATCCTCATTAAGATAGTGAACTCAACAGGACTCATAGTGAATAATCGAGTTTTGCAGGTTTTGATCTTTTCCAATGGTCGTCGTTCATCTTTCAATTGATGTGTAAAAACACTCATATAATATGGTGTTTTATCTAACACAACTCTTATTTTCCGAACAATAGCCTCTTCAAGATCAAAACCAACATCCCAATTATGCTCTAACGCAGATCCAGTAAACAAATAAGCTTTTCCTCCTTCTCCACGTCCACGGGTTAATACCCAAGGCCATCCTGGAGATGTATCCATTGGCAACGCTTCATATCGAGGGTGGTTTCTTCCATTTATTGCTTCACGAGTTGATATCTTCATGTACT